ATGTCACCCCCGACCACAGTCAAAGAACCTATAACGGCAACGTAGCGGGCTTCTGTGTGGACATAGAGAACAAAGGTAAGTCTACAGAGCCTCTGCGGTTCTCTGATGTTGACCTAGCGGAACGTAAAATCAGTTATGGTTCCGCTGGTTACGCAATGCAGTTCATGTTGGACTCTCGCCTTTCGGACATCGACAAGTTCCCTCTGAAGATTTCTGACCTTATTGTCACCAGTATCGACAACGAGATTGCCCCTGAGCGCTACGTGTGGGCTCGTGACCCAGACCTTGAGTGGGACTCCAGTGTCCCTAATGTGGCCTTTGCTGGTGAACGCTATTATCGCCCTATGAAGACAATAGGGGAACATATCGAGTTCACTGGTAGTGTGCTTGCGGTTGACCCTGCTGGTCGAGGTAAGGACGAAACTGGTTATGCGGTTGTAAAGATGCTCAACGGGTATCTGTATGTTCCCGCTGCTGGTGGTCTTTCAGGGGGTTACTCAGAGCAGACCCTGACGGCTATTGCCGAGATGGCTAAGGAACACAAGGTCAACTGCATCATTACCGAAAGTAACTTTGGTGACGGTATGTTCAATGAGCTACTCAAACCATACCTGACCCGTATATATCCAGTGAGTCTAGAAGAGGTGCGCCACAGCACCCAGAAGGAGAAACGGATTATTGATACCCTAGAGCCTGTTATGTCAGGACATAGACTGGTCGTTGACCCTGACGTGGTTAAGGATGACTACGAAACAATCCAGAAGTATCCCCATGAGAGTCAGCTCAAGTATAGTCTGTTCTACCAGATGTCACGTCTGACTAGAGAACGTGGTGCTATTACCCACGATGACCGTCTTGATGCCCTCAGTATCGCTGTCGCTTACTGGACAGAACAAATGGCTCAGGATGCTGAGGTCAAGATGAGGGAACGTAAGAACGATATGCTCGATAAGGAGCTAAGAGCTTTCCAAGACGCCTACTACAAGACCCGTGGTGGAGGGAACAAAGCTCTGGTTTGGTGACGGTGTTAGTGTTGAATGTTAAGTCATTGATAATCAACACTTTCTAAGGAGGATGCAGTTTAGATAGAGGGGAAAAGGGACGAGGGTATTAAAAAAGGGAACAATCCCTAATGGAATAAGCTTGACGGAGTTGGATACCTGATTAAAATAACCTTCTATAAGGAACCTTAAAGTGTCCTCTGTCTAAAAAAGAAAAGTCCAAATAATAAGTACGAGCCGAAGGCGAGTTCCCTCCTATAAGAAAACACAGAGTGTCCTTTAAAAGGGGTAAAAACCCCATCCAAAAATAACACCCACCCGTAAATTATATGACCCCTATCGAACAAGCCCAAGCAATCCTAGGGGAACACTTTCGGAACTATGTTCTCATTACCCAAGATGCCGACGTTCCATCGCATTTTGACTGCTACTACAGCGACCCCTATGCCACCACAGGGCTTCTTTTAGAGGCGTCCAAGTATCACCACGCCCAAATGAACTCCGTTGGTGGTTTATGTGAAGACTGGGAGTGGGAGTGGGAAGAGGAAGAGGAAGAAGAAGAGGACGATTACGACTTTTTGTAGTGATAAACGTCCTAGGAAGCCCGTAAAGGCACCTAGGAGTTTGTTTTGTGTGTGAAACGTGTGTTGACCCTCGGGGGGCCTTAAAACGCCTTCTGGGGGTCTTTTTGTGGCTTATAGGTGTCCTCTGGTGGCCTACGGGTGTCCTACGGGTGTTTTGACGAGAAAATCTGAGAGGGTATACGTATATACGCCGCGACGATTTCCCCCCGATGGGGTGGGCTTTGTGCGCTCATTGGCACGCATTTGTCACCGCCTGGGGGTGTCCTCTATTATTCTAGGGCTGCGCTGGGGATTATAGATGCCCAGTCGGGTGGAAAGGGTGTTCATATCAAGATATCACGATACGTTGATACGTTTGGCTGTGTTTGTCAAAAGGCGTGTTTTTGTGACGCCTCTACTATCACCTACAGGGACACCTACAGGGACACTCAAAGGACACCTACAGGGACACCTACAGGCACACCTCTAGTAACACTCAAAGGACACCTACAGGGACACTCAAAGGACACTCAAAGGACACTCAAAGGACACACCTTTATATACACCTGTCAGCACATCACCTACAGGGACACTCAAAGGGACACTCAGAGGCACACTCAGAGGCACACTCCAATGTCCACTCAGAGGACACTCAAACATGCGCTTTTTGCGGGTTTTTCTAGGCATCTCAAAAAAAACTTTAGGCTTCTAGCCCAGTGTTTAAGCGGGTTCCGAAACTTTCTTTATCTTTGTTCAAAAAAAAGCTTGCAACGAAGGGTTCGATTCACATTGTCGAAATCATCAACACGAAATCAACCACTAAACAACCACACACACCACACACACAATCAACCACACACACACACACACACTTATGAAAAACTACATCAAAATTAAACCCGTCACCGCTACGGTTTACATTTCAACCTTCCCTAGCGAAAAGGAACTTGCCGACGCTGAAGCGAAAAAGGAACGCCTCGAAGATGCTGGCTATCACCTAGTACGAGCCACCGCGAACGAGCTTGTATACAGATTGCCTTGCTAAACACACACAAACCACCACACAACCACCCACACACACACTATGACAAACACAGAAGAAATCCACGACACACTTGTAGAGCTTGGCATCGCCACAGAAGAAGAAATAGCCCTTGTTTGCTCCATTAACGGAACCAACGAGGAATCATACAACGACATTTTGTTCTCACGAACAGGCTACCGTTCACTTGAACAGTTCAACGACTACAATTAAAACCGCCACACAACCACCCACACACACATTATGAATAAAATAGCAAATATTCACGAGTCCCTTACTGGTGTCTGGCACATTACAGACAATAGCTTGGACTACTTATGCGAGAGCAGTACAAGCTACAAGAGCGAGCGTCAAGCCATTAAAGCGGCTCGCGAGTCCGAGCATTGGACACACAGAGTCACGCGCAAAGGCAAGACCATCAAGCTGTAAACAATAAAGCAAACCGCCACACACCACGCAAAACACCACTATGAAAACTTCATTTAAAACGACGCTCACAGAAAAGGAAAAGGAAATCCAACAATTAAATATGTGCATTGAAACGACAAAAATAATAGCAAGACAGGATAAATCCCTTTCAAATCTGTGTAGGGGAAAAATACGAATGTACCGCGCTCTAATTAAAAAGTTGCAAAAGAGTTAAGCCTTAGTAAGTAAACACACCGCCACACACACACACACCATGAAAAATCTCTCAAATCACGTCTTAAAAGATTACGCCAAGGCCGAGCGGGTAAACCGCATTTTTATTAAATGGGAAACAAGGGCACGGGAATTCCGGTGCCTGGACTTCAAAACACTTAAAGCCTACGGTCGAGCAAAATCGCACTGGCTATTCTTGCCATTCTGGGAACGTGACAAGTATAAGTCCGCCGTTTCGTCAATGTCTGACGCTGAGTTGAAAGCCATCACCAATTAAATCATAAACCAAAACACGAAACAGTTTGCGGAACTGTAAAACCGCCAACCAATAAACACCACTATGAAACCACACCCACACAACGACGCCACCGCCGATTGGCAAACCGCCCTTGACTCCGTGCAAACCGCCCACGAGGAAAGCCGCAAGATGCGTGGCATCCTACAAGCGATTGTGGACACTATAAAAGCACACCAAGACACGCTTGCCGCGAATGGCATCAGCACGGACTTTTAACTATCACTATAAACCGCCACAAAACACACACACACCGCACCTATGAAAAATACAAAAGATTACTACCGCCTCGCTTCTACCTTCTACCAGTGCGAGGAACTGCCCGAAAACTACCGCGAACTTAATGACGGAGAGTTTTACAAATTACTTGAAGCTAACGCATGGCAACCGTTTGAAGAATACCTTGGTAGCGATATCGCCGAAATGATTGATTCTTTAGCGATTACCTTTGAACGCGTGTCTGCAGACACCTTGTCCTAAACGCCACAAACAAAACACAATTGAGTCGATTAACTAACGGCACTAGACAACGCTCAGTGCCACTAGTTAACTATCACCTAAACAAACCGCCGCAAATAGCCCCGAGAGGGGTGAAACTCAACATTACAACCACACAAGAACATATAAACAAGTTTGCGGAGCTTTAAAACCGCCTTTAATACAATATGAAAACAATATCCTCAATTCGCCACCAATTCTGGGCAGAGAATCCGCAATTTAAAGGCGCATATCGTAAAACTTATCGCCAAAACCGATACAACGCCACCATTCGGTCTGCTTTCGTTGAGTATGTGAACTATTTAGAGTGCAACGGGGAAATCTCAGAAAGCTTAGCCAATCGCGCCACCCTCTAAACGCAAAAACATGAAAAAACTAAGCGAAACACTGACAGAACTAGGGATTGCATTCAGCTTACCTATCCAGATTAACGATACCAACGGCAACGAGACCTACTGGGAGGACAGCGATGGTTTCTGGTGGAAGAGTGAATATGATACCAACGGTAACAAGACCTATTACGAGGACAGCAATTCCTACTGGTGGAAGAGTGAATATGATACCAACGGTAACAAGACCTATTACGAGGACGCTACCCTCTGGTGTAAGACTGAGTATGATTCTAACGGCAACGAGACCTACTGGGAGAGCGGCGACAGCAACGGCGACCTTGTAGAATAATAAATCCACTATCACATACAAACCGCCGCGCGTCATAACGACCGCTTAACCTACCACACAGTAAAAAACATATACCACTATGCAAACACCATTACACGCACGCCCAAAAAACGTCCGAGACCTATTCAGAGCCCGCCCCGCGAGTCGACAAAAAGCCAACCGCAAAGCCTCTTTAGAAGAGGATAAGAAAATCATTGAAGACATTGACCGCGCCCACAAAACCTTTTGGGCAAAACGTGGGTTCAGCAAACCGCCGCGTGTCTCAAAAGTTGCCCTATATGACTTTGACGTGCCCAATCAAGCTTGGGTAAGCCCTATGACTGATTAAATGTCTGACAATTAAATGTCTGACATTTATTGCAAACGTATGCAACATAGTGCTAAATAATGTGGATTCACTTTTAGAATCGCTTATCGTACATTTAAAAAAGACAGGGAGGTATTACCCATGAGTATAAGAATCAAAGGCAACAAGTTCCTTGCAGATATGATGCACGAAGGGACGCGCTACAGGCGTGCCTTTCCGACAGACGCTGAGGCTCGTGAGTGGGAAGCTACATTACGCAAGCGGCTGACCCTAGGACAACCAGTAAGTGACCTGCTGCACGGACAAACCGCCGCAGGGATAAACCTTAGGGAGCTTCTGGATGCGTGTTACCAAGCCGAGTGGCGGGACACCAAGAACGAGCGCCACCAGCTTATCAATATGAGACAGCTAGAGGCACACTTTGGGCACGACCTGCCTGTTGTTACTATCACGACAGAGGCAGTGGACAGCTTCATAAGGTCGCTTGAAGAGCGCCAGTTATCGCCCGCTACGATTA